CCAGATGATGTACATGATCATCCATGGCCCTATGCAACACTAATACTTAAAGGTGGGTATTATGAATGGATTCCAGAATTTAACAGCAAAGGCGAAAAGATTAGTGAGATTGCAAAGTGGCGAGCTCCTGGTCATTTTCGTTTTTGTAGTGCTACTAGTTATCACAGGATTGAATTAGACCCCAATGTAGAATGTTGGACTATGTTTATGCCTGGACCGCAAAAGAGAGAATGGGGATTCCTCGTAAAGAATAAATGGATACCGAATGGCGACTACCTTAAACAACGTAAAATCAGCGGGTAATTTAGTTTATACTACTAATAGTACAGCCGGGCAGTTTTTAACAAGTACTGGATCTAACGGCACTAGTTGGACTACAAATACCGTATCATCATATGACAATGTAATGGTTGTTAGCGGTGGCGATCCGGCCAGTTTAGAAGTTAAAGGCAGAATGGTAATTAACGGACGAGACTTAGAAGAACGGTTAGACACTATTGAAAAAGTCTTGCAGATTCCTGAAAGAGATGTTAAACTAGAAAAGAAGCACCCGAAGTTAAAGAAACTGTATGATGAATACATTAATGCCTTAGGTAAGTATAGAACATTTGAAGCAATTAAAGGAGAAGAAAATGACTGAGTTAATGATTAAAGATAGTCCAGGATTTCAATTACGTCTTAAAAAATGGGAGTGTTTAAGCCCTAAAGGTTTATATGCGGTTCATTTCATACAGGCAACTAAAGATCAAGATGGCAACATTGATAACGAATCAACATATGAATTCTTTATGGATGCCGAAGAACTGTCTAACTTATCTAACGCTTTGGTAAAATGAAAAAAGTTTATTACTCATGGCGGCAGATCGAAGGTGCAGTTGTAGATATTGCTAGACAACTACAAAAAGATCAATGGTATCCAGACTATATAGTTGGCATTACTAGAGGGGGTGCTATTCCTGCTGTAATGCTTAGTCAATACTTAGGTGTACCAATGCGACCATTAGCAGTAAGCCTAAGAGACGGTGGTGAATGTGTTAGTGATTGTGGCATGGCGGAGGATGCGCTAGGTTATCCTAAACAAGAACGATTTGTTGCTGACGAAAATGACATTGGTAGTGTTTTAGATGCTGCTAGTTCAATGTTAGAACAAGGCGAAAACTTTAAAAATATTCTTGTTGTAGATGACATTAATGATAGTGGTGCTACTATTGCATGGATTAAAAAAGACTGGCCTAGTAGCTGTTTGCCAGATGACCCAGATTGGCAACATGTTTGGAGTAACAATGTAAGATTTGCTACACTTACTAATAACTTAGCCAGTCAAGAAACAGTAGATTATTCGGTATGGGAAGTAAACAAATCAGAAGAAGATTGCTGGCTTGTTTACCCGTGGGAGGAGTTTTGGAAAAATGACTGATTTAGAAAGGGCATTAGATGAAAAAAGAGCACCGTGGACAGAAATCGAGTTTCGAACAGAAAAATTTTGGATATTCAGAGACGCTTATCCAGTTACCCAAGGGCATTTGTTATTTGTGCCTACCCAAGAACGATTTGAAAATATCATGGAGTGCTACAAAGCGGCCTACAAATGGGGGTTCGACGGAGTCCAAACAGAAAGTTGGCAGGCTTTTAATGTCGGACAAAATGTAGGGGAAGCCGCTGGTCAAACAGTAATGTATCCGCATATTCACATGATTCCTCGTAGATCAGGTGATATGACCGATCCTCGTGGCGGTGTGCGTCACGTTATACCAGAAAAAGGAAATTATCGTGTACAAAAGCAGAATACAGATGCTTGAAGAAAGTCATCGATTGCTAGACAAGCAGATTACTGAAGGCAATTATACTGAAGAACAAATTTCAGAAATGAAAAAGCGTAAACTTATGCTTAAAGATGAAATTGCCCGACTAACTAAATTACAATGGATTGAAGATCATGAGAGCGTTGACTTCGACGACGACAGATAAGACATTCCCCCACGAAGTTGTTGTCCCTTGGCATAGTGAACAAGGCACTGTCTGGTGGAATGAAACTTGCGCTATGGTATTAGAAGTGTTTGGTTTGCCTGGACATAGGTTTATGTATAGACCTTATCTAGACTATATGGTTTTCGAGTTTGAATCAAAAAAAGACGAACAACTTTGCAGAATACTATTAAGTGAAAGAATATGAAATACGCTATTGGTGCTATTATTGCCACTATATGTTGGATGATTGTTTTATCCCTTATTCCTATGCCCGAAGAACGTGTTCGTATCTATGACTGCGGCATGGCAGAGTGGCACCCTGATATTCCGTCAGATGTTAAAGAAGCTTGTAGGAAACGATTTAAAAAGGCGCCTGCCGGTCCTCAAACATGATTAACTTTTTTATTAGAATTAGAAATCCTTTTAGCCATAAGTTTGTTAACTTATGGTCTCGTACATTTAAAACGCCATTTAAAAAGAAATTTATCGAATTAGAGTTTTATCGTGACAGTAGTTTGTTAGCATGTACGATTGACTGGACAGTAAGACAAAATCACGCAGGATTAAATTTAGAATTAGGTATTGCCGGTTATTGTTTTAATTTTACATTCTACGATAGTAGGCATTGGAATCATGCAGCTGGTAGATACGAATTGTATAACGAATGACACAATATAATATGTTTGATATGCCTAAAATAGGAATAGTCGGTGCTGGATTTGTAGGAGGTGCCATTGCCGTTTGTTATCGAGAACGAAACTTCGATGTGATTTGTGTCGATGCAGATCCTGCAAAAAGCACAGGTACATATGCAGACTTAGAAGATTGTGAAGCTGTGTTTGTATGTGTGCCTAGCCCTAGTAAAGAAACTGGAGATTGCGATACTAGTATTTTAAATACAGTCCTATATCTGCTTAGAAATTTTAAAAATGTTATTATTAGTAAAACAACTGCGCCGCCTGCATTTTATGAAAAAATGCAAACTGTGTATCCTAACTTAGTACATGTTCCCGAATTTTTAACTGCTAACAACGCTGTTCATGATTTTTTTAATCAAGACAATGTAATTATTGGAGGACAAGTATTAGCTTATCAACGAGAAGCAGAAAGAATACTAAGAGGTGTGCAACAGCTTAAACAAGTACAGTTTACTAGTATAGGCGAAGCTGCTTTAGCCAAATATATTATCAATTCATTTTTAGCTACTAAAGTAGTCTTTATGAACGAAATGGAAGAACTAGCAAGAGCTCATAATTATGAATGGAAAGATATTGTTCATTCAGTTATGATGGACAAACGTATCGGGCCTAGTCATTTACAAGTACCCGGTCCGGACGGATTTTACGGGTTTGGTGGAATGTGTTTTCCTAAAGATACTAATGCGTTAGTAAAATATGCCAGTAAGTTAGGCGTACAATTGAACATATTGAAGTCCGCAATTAAGAAAAATGTCCTATTAAGGTTGCAAAAACCTAAATAATCTAGTACAATGTACAACAGTCATCCACGACAATAACTCGGAGAATAATTTGACAAACAAAAATGAAACAGGCCTGGACGCAATGGCAGGCGACGGTGGCTATCAAGAAGCTTACCTAGGCGATCATATTCGCTTTAAAATGAAACGTGACGGTAAAAGATTTTGGGCTGGGGATAATATCAGTGAATATCTTTGGCAAGGCGATATAGAACGTTTAATCGACGAAGCAACACCAGCGTTTGAACAAGTGCTAGATAAATTACTTATTGATCGTGAGAACGATCCTAACTCAAAAGGCACAGCAAGACGTCTTGCTAAAATGTACTTTAACGAAATAATGGCAGGTAGATATGAAACAGCACCAGACGCAACAGCGTTTCCAAATGATTCAGCAGACCGTTACGAAGGCATGCTTGTTGTCCGCAGTGAGCTTCGCAGTATGTGTAGCCATCATCATCAGCCCGTTAGTGGCGTGGCATATATCGGGATCATTGCCGCCAACAAACTCATTGGGCTTTCCAAATACACTCGTATCGCACAGTGGTGTGCCAGGCGCGGGACGCTTCAAGAAGAGCTCTGCAATGACATTGCCCGTGAAATCATGCGAGCCACTGACTCAGAAAATGTAGCAGTGTACATTCAGGCTACACACGGCTGCTGTGAAAATCGCGGTATTATGGCACATAGCAGTCTAACACAGACTACTGTACTCAAAGGTGCGTTTAAAGATGACATGGGTACTAAGAAAGAGTTTTTTGACAATATTAAAATGCAACAAGAGTTTGCACCACGTTAAGGAGATAACATGGCAACTAGAAAAAAGAAAGAATTAGAAGTAGAAACATGGCCTAAAATCATTGTTGGCAGTCATAGTACACGTACAGAATATGAAGACGGTCGTGTTGAATTAGTTACTGACTGGGAAGCACTACAGAGAGATGTTCGAGAGGCTATTGCTAGTGTAGAAACTAAACCAAAACGCAAGGCAAAGATATGAGTCAAGTATATCTAATCAAACCACTTGAAAAGAAAAGTGTTGTCTACCACGTAGAGATGTTTAGAGAAAATGCAGACGGTAGTATTAGTTGGTTTAACATAGACGAAACTTATCGCTGGGGTCAAGGCTTTGTGGAAGGTGATTTAGATTGCAATCTTCCATGGGAAGGCGATGATGTTGCCTATGCTCGAGCAGATGCAGGGTGGGGTTGCGAATTCGATGATAGTTGTAGCGTCGAATGGGAGTTCAGTGACGACATTGACGAAATGGAACAACAAGAACTCAAAGAATTGTATTACGAAGGCGGTGCTGGTTGGTTGTTCGACGGTGAACACGATTGGCAAGAAGAAGATACTGCTGTACACGTTATTGCACCATATCAAGTTAGTTTATGTGATGAGCTAACAGGCGAAGTTATTGAAGAAAATGTTAAATTAAAGACTCGTCCAAATCCAAATACTGCATGGCCATTTAGTGAAGCATTTCCAAAAGATAGTGAACAAGGTGAATAATATGAACTCAGTTGATATGGCTAATAATCTAATCTCTCGTGCAAGGAATCTAAACGAATTTACTGTTACTACAGAAGTTCCAGAAGATCTTCGCTTTAATGGTGAGATTCCATTTGACATGCAGATTAAAGATAGTATAATAACAGCTAAAGTGTGGGCTGTAGACTTCGACGAGGCTGCAAAAAGATTAGATGATTTTTTAGGAACATGTAAATGAAATGGTTTAAAAAGATGTTGTGGCGGTGGAGCTATCAAGGTCAAGAATTAGAAGAACAGACTGGTAAAATTCCTAGAGGATTAGTCACCTCAAGAGACTCAGAAGCCGTATGTGGTGACGAGCCTGTGTTAAACTTTAAAGTTTATTCGGCAGTAGGTGGTAAGGTTGTAGAGTTTAGACGTTATGACCGCCATAAGGATCGCAATGATACTACTACTTACATTATTACTAATGATCAAGACTTCGGTGAAAGAATTAGTAAAATTGCAACAATGGAAAAATTAAAGTTATGAGCAAAATTAAAATTGCAGAGCTGTTTTACAGCATACAAGGTGAAGGACGCTATATGGGTGTGCCTTCTGTTTTCTTACGTACATTTGGCTGTAACTTCAAATGTCAAGGTTTTGGTATGCCACGTGGTGAACTAAGTCAAGAAGCAAATAATATTAATCCTTTAGAATTTAAAACATACAATGAACTTCCGCTCGTTAGTACTGGTTGCGATAGTTATGCTTCTTGGGACCCACGTTTTAAGGACCTTAGTCCTATGCTTACAACAGACGCCATCGCAGATAGAATTACGGAGATACTGCCCTACAATGAGTGGAAAGACGAACATCTAGTTATTACAGGCGGTGAGCCATTACTAGGTTGGCAACGTGCTTATCCAGACTTACTAGATCATCCCAAGATGGCAGGGTTAACAGAGATTACATTTGAAACTAACGGTACTCAACAGTTATCGCCAGAATTTAAAGAGTACTTAAAAAAATGGCAAATAAGGGCTTGGCACAACGGTGGTCCTGTACGTGAGATTACATTCTCAGTAAGTGCCAAACTTCCGTGTAGTGGAGAGAAGTGGGAAGATGCTATCTGTCCAGAAGTAGTATGCGAGTACGAACAAGTTGGTACAGCCTATTTGAAATTTGTTATTGCTACCGAAGATGATTTTGATGACGCAATAACAGCTACTCTCGAATTTCGTAAGGCAGGATTTAGAGGGCATGTGTATCTAATGCCTGTAGGTGGTGTTGAAAGTGTTTACGCATTAAACAATCGTACAGTGGCAGACTTAGCTATGAAGCATGGGCTACGCTACAGTGATAGATTGCAAGTGCCGTTGTTTAAAAACGAGTGGGGTACCTAATGACACTATGGCAAAAAGTTAAAGATTTTTGGATTCGTAGTTATACTAGCGACCGTCGTGCATTTTATTACGAGACAATTGCCAGTGTCTGTGTATTTGTTTCAATGACCTGGATTAGTGTTACTGCTCAACACCCGCCGATGCAGTTGATCTACCCTATTAGTTTTACAGGTGCAGTTTTTAGTATACTGGCATTTGTTAGGAGAGGAGCAGGTTGGCCGCTAGTTATGACCTGTTATTTTGCCTGCTTACATGTATTTGGTTTTGGAAGAGCTATGGGATGGTATTAATATGAAAAATTTTATTAAAAAATTATTTGGCATTGCCGAAATGGAAGAAGCGTTAGCTGAAACTCAAAAAAAGATTGCTGAGGCGGAGGCACAAGTTACCAAAGCCAAAGAGTCTGCAGAAAAGGCTCTTCAAGACGAAGCTCAAGCAAAAATGACTCCTAAAGAAAGAGCTAATGCAAAGGGAGAAGCGTGGGTTAGTGTTTTAGATACTCATGTTAATAAAGATAATATTAAGAATGGCTTTTTTGAGCTTGACTGGAATGATCTTTTTATAGTACAATTGAAACAAGCCGGTTATGGATTCGACGGTGATCCAGAAGAAGAAATTGTAGATCGTTGGTTTAGAGATATTGTAAGAAATATGCTAGCTGATGAAGGTATGGATACTGGTCGAGGTGCTGGTTATATAAATGTAATTCCAATTAACAAAAATCAATCAGAGGTTTCATGAACTATATTCTCGTAGATACTGCTAACACATTCTTTCGTGCTAGACATGTAATTAGAGGAGATGCTGACACTAAACTAGGTATGGCTCTTCATATTACCTTTAACAGTATCAAAAAGGCATGGCAAGACTTCGGCGGTAGTCATGTAGTGTTCTGCCTCGAAGGTCGTAGCTGGCGCAAGGACTTTTATAAGCCTTATAAAGCTAATCGAGCAGAAACTCGTGCGGCAATGACTGTAAAAGAACAAGAAGAGGACAAACTGTTTTGGGAAACGTTTGATACGTTTAAAGACTTCATTATTAATAAAACAAATTGTACAGTATTACAAAATGGACAATTAGAAGCAGATGATTTGATTGCAGGCTTCATTCAAACGCACCCTAACGATAACCATATTATTATTTCAACAGACAGTGATTTTTATCAGCTGATTGCTCCTAATGTGCGACAATACAACGGTGTAATGGAAACTACTATTACACACGAAGGTATTTTTGACAAGAAAAATAAGAGTGTACTAGATAAAAAAACTAAAGAACCTGTAGGTGCTCCTAATCCAGAATGGTTATTGTTTGAGAAATGTATGCGTGGCGACAGCTCAGACAATGTATTCTCGGCATATCCCGGTGTGCGTGTTAAGGGTACTAAGACTAAAGTTGGCTTGCAAGAAGCATTTGAGGATCGTAACAAGAAAGGATATTCTTGGAATAATCTCATGTTACAACGTTGGGTTGATCACGAAGGTGCCGAACATAGAGTATTAGATGACTACGAACGTAATCGCACACTTATTGATCTTGCCGCACAACCCGAAACTGTTAAAGAACTAATTGCTACTACTATTAGACAAGCTACTAGTGAACCTAAAAACATTAGTCAAGTTGGTATTAGACTATTAAAATTTTGTAATCTATATGATATGCAAAAGATTTCAGATAACATTCAGCAGTATGCTGAACCCTTTCAAGCGAGATACACACAATGAATATTAAAGCCAAACCTGTTGTAGACGGTAAATTTTGGATTATTGAGGACGACGGTGAAAAGGTTGCTATTCTACACAAAAAAGAAGGCAACAAATACATGATAAGTAGCAGTAAAGGTGATACGTATTTTACCAAAAAAGACGAGTTACTTAAAACATTTGGTAGAGACTTTTTTCAAGTTAGTGAAAAGACTACTATTACCGTAGATGATTCTAGAGACGTCTATGGATACCCCACTAGTTGTAAGCCGTATAATCCGCTGTTCAATGTACAGCGTAAACTACCATTGTTTACTAAAAGCAGTGCCAGCAAGAGTTTATATTGTGCTGGCTACTACACTATTAAATTTGACAAAGGCTGGGTAAAAAGCTTTTGTCCAAAACTAATTACCATCGAACGGTATCCTTACAAAGGACCGTTTAAAGATGAATTAGAAATGAAACAGGTGCTAAGTAATGCCAAGTCCGATTAATACTAATCCTATACAGCAGTTTTTACAACAGGTAAAGGCTGCTGATCTTTCACAACAAAGAGAGATCAAAATGGATATTAAAACAGCTAAAGCACTGGCCTACTGTCTAGGCGAAGTTAGTGCTAAACTTCTAGAAGATTACGATACTATACTTAAAAAGCTAGAATCGAGCACAGGAGCGTCTGTAACAGTTAGTATGGATGGGGGTGGCTTCGGGTCAAATTGATAAATATATGCGTAGATAATAGGACGCATATGAGCAGACCCAAGCCAAAAGTACTGTTAGAGCA